AACTTGTCACCCATGTCGAGTATTACTATGTCAGGATTAAAAGATTTACACATGCTTTCAACCCAATTCATATCGTAGCCTGACACATCCTTGAACCTTACATTCTTTCTAACCTCATTAAACCTACCCATAGCTTGATGTTTGTTATCAGCTATCTCGTATTTATCCATGTCATTAGCAGCCGTAATGTATCTGTGTATAACTCTGTGGTGTCCTTCTTCATTACACAGCACAGCTACCTTTGCTCCTTGATCTGCAAAACCACCTCGACCTGCAACTAAAGACGCATGAAAAGATGTCTTACCTGTATTAGGTCTTGCACCTATCTCAATCAAGTGACCTGCATTAATGCCCTCAACTTTACGTGTTAAGGAAGGTAGGTTAAATGTCCACTGAGACTCAAGTTTATTCATCGACAGTATGGTATCAAAGTCAGAGTCTTCCCACGCAACATTTAATGTTGGGGTAAAGTCATCACTATACTTCTCAAGTATAAGTCGCAGAGGCTCTAGGTTACTCTTAGAACCATTGACATAATCAAAGCCTAAGTTTGCTATGTCTTCACCTACTACTTGTTGAAACAACTTAGACAAGACATCTTGAGCTACGTCATTGCCTAATGGCTGTTCTCTTTTTATCTTACTAAACAGATGAGAGTATGCCTCTTTCTGTGCAGTTGTAAGAGTTGCATTTGTAGATAAGAACAGTGCCTCTATTTCATCGGGTGTAACATTACGTTCATACCTTTGCATTGCTGTATCTACAGATCGTTTAATTTTTTGTACATCTTTACTAAACAATCTATCTGGACACCTAGCTCCACGATGTTCCTCGTAGAACTCCTTGTCCATTAAACTTCTAATCAGTCCTAATTCCATACGTAATTCTCCTGTGTTGATCTAAATTTTCTAAGTCAGTCGGGTTTCTATACTTAAGGTCATCTTGTAGGTTCATAACTCTAACACTGTCAACATAACCTCGTAACTCTTTAAAGAACTTCATAGCCTTGGGCGTTGCGTCAGGGTCTAAAGCTATGATTGCCGTTGAGAACTGTGACAAGTACCTCTTGTGTGATTCGGAGAGTGATGTACCCAACACAGCCACCCCGACATATACATCACCACCTACAACAGCAGCACTCACACAGTCCTCAACAACTACAGCCACCTTACCACAACCATATACGTATGGCAAGTCGCTTTTACCGTATCTCTTCCATTTAGGGAGTCTTTTTCCTAATGCACGACCTGTAGCGTCAACTATTTTGCCATTGTGACAAATAGGAAACACTACTCTGTGGTCTTTGACATCATACATTAGCTCAACTTCATCCTCGTCAAGACCATACTGATCTCTGAATGGCTTGACCTCATTGGAATGAGACACGATAAACTCTGGCAGTACAAAGTCTTCCTTTTGCTGACGTTGTACGTGGGGTGCAAGTGAGTTGCGAATGTCATCGACTGTCATTCTAACTCTGGTACTACCAGATAAATCGCACCCTGCCTTGTAACAATTCCATACCAGACTACCCATGTTATTTGTAGCTGTGAATGTTTTGATACCTCTACATGATGGACAGTCTAATCTTTTAGTCTCCCCATCACTTATATTAAGATCACTTACTATATTATATATATTATTCATATAGTTTACTCCTAGTTTGTAGTGCATTATTAGCACTTGTAAATGTATTCTTCATGTAGGGTTTAACTGACGCAGGGTTAGCGTGTCCTGTCACAGACATAACCTGTGGCAATGGCACACCTGCATCAATCATTTCTACTACACCTGTTCTACGTAAATCCATAAGACGTAGTTTGTCAGGCAAGTTTGCCTTGTTCATCACTGACCGTCCAACCTTGGACAGTTGCATCATACTGTACGGTAGATACTCACCACCTATGGGTTTAGGTATCGGTGCTACGTACTGTTGAAACTTCCATGTGTCGTATTGCTCTTTCAACATTTGGTTTAACTCTAAACTAATTGGTAGGAATACTTCAGCCCTACGCTTAGATTGTTTCAGATATAACTTTGCATTGTCTAAGTCTATGTTATCCCACACTAAAGTTCTCATGTCTCCTATCCTCTGACACCACTCGTATGCCATCTGTATAATTAAACCTACACTTCTGTAGTCAAACGTACTATACGCTACATCAAGGAAGGACACAACATTATCTTTTGTCCAGATAACTTTACGTTGCTCTGGCTTCTTGCGTTTGATATTAGCCCAAGGATTCTGTGCTACCTGTTCCATGTCCATACCATAGTTGTATACCTTAGACATACAGGTACAGACATGATTAGCAAAGCTAATGCCACGCTTTACTCATTCTTCGTAGGTTTGCTTGGCAAACTTGGGTGAGATAAGGGCATATTTCTTGTTACCTAGTGACATATTTGCAACAGTTAAGAAATATTTATAGTCTTCTTTAGAAGTATCTCTTAACATTTTAAAATCGTTAGACTGATAGTAGTAATCAATCAGTTGTTTAACTGTACTACTACCATTGATACGTACAATCTTAGCTTGCTCCTCTCGCCACACATCTATTTTCATGTTGTTAGCTTTGGCTAGTATCCTAACCTGTGCTATGTCAGAGCCGTATAGCTCACGCTTAACGACACCTGCATCAACCAAGGTTTGTGGTGGGTTAAACCTGTACTCAACCACACCACTAGCATTAGCCCTAGACTGTGTGTATCTAGGCAACTTCATTAAGCACTCCTTTCTTTGTAGACATAGTTATTAACAAAGTGTTCTATATCATGCTTGTGTTTATACCATTTGTTATTATACACGTTTCTCCAGTTGTTATCTAACAAAGCTACAACAAATTTATCATTAACGAGAACTAAACCACTATTATAATCTTTATAATCTTCTACTTTATCTGTTAATTCTATTAAGTTTATTAACTTCTTTATTCTCTTGCAGTTTCTACGATATGGGTTGCTGTACTGTAACTTGTGATCGTTATCTAAGTCACATTTTTTAGCCAGTTTTTCCTCTTTTTCTAAAGAAATTTTTAAATCTGGTATGTCTTTAATATTATATGCTGTAGACATTAGGCAGCTACCAGTTCTTTGAACTGTGGTGTAGCTATCCACTTGTTGACCTCAAGTTCTCTGTTAAGCATGGTCACGTTCTTGGTGTCACCTTTGGTGTCCTTGACTGTGAATCCATTGCGTTCATCACCGTAGGTAGAGTAGTTGGTGAAGGCAGAGTACAGAGCAAAGGCATTGTGACCACGCACACTTGTCTCCTGTGAGTACAGGGTGTACATCTTCTTAGCTTTGGTCTCAGACATAATCTTTTCAAGCAATGCTTTGACATCTACATACTTAGTATTTGTGTCAGCCATGTCTTGCAACCTAGATGTCTGTTGAAAGAAATCTCGTTCTGCTTGTTGCAGTTTGTAGACAAACCCTGCATTGGTATAGTTAGACGAGTGTCTACTCTGCACCTTGTCATGCTCACCATTTATCTGTCCATTGAAACAGAACTGATCTATCGTACCCAAGAAACAGTTGGCAGATGTCAAGCTATCAATAGATGTAAAGGCAATCCATCTAGGATTAATGACGGTCTCCATTGTAGGAGTAGTGATACGTTCAATCCTATGTGGTAGGGTCACATCCATACAGGCAAAGCCACCCTTGCGTCCTGTTCGCCAGTTAAACTTAGCACCTTCCAACTCTGTTGGCTCTAGTATGTCGGTCATCGTAGACCACACCCCATTGAAAAATTCACCATATGGTGTGACTGGTCTGCCAGTACCCACATAATCTATGGCTACTCCTGTGTCTGCATTCCTCACTAGCTTTTTGTGAGCAACTTCAGTAGGTTCTACTGATACGTTAAAGTTAATATCCTCTGGGATATCTAATTGGTTTGTGAAATCTAATGGCATATGTTGTCTCCTTTTCTGTTATGTTTCAACTGATACTTAGTTATACTATATAATGTACATTTAATCAAGTGTTATTTATCCTTCCGTGAGTAATACCTCTATTTTTTTCTAGGTTTTCCCACCACCATAACGGTTGCAAGTTTGTGTAATGTGCTGCTTTTTTAAATTGTCCATCATCATATAAATCAAACTCGTAAAGAGGTTTAATATGGTCAACGTGCCAACCGTCTATAGAATGATTATCCCAACCCATTACCTCTCCTGTCTTTGAATCAGGGTAAAACTGAGATTCTAAATGAACAACTAACTCATCAAAGGTGCATCCTAATTCTTTTGTAAATCTTTTAGATTGTTTTTTTCTATCTAAAACTTTATTGAGTCTACCTCTCATAAGTACTTTTAATTTGTATGCAGGATCATTATGATATCTTTCATAATTTCGTTCTCTTGTTCTTTTCTTTGCTGATGGTTTTGAGTTATATTTTTTATCATGCTCACGCTTTTTTGCACGACTTTCGGGCAACTGTCTATACGGTTTTTGCCATTTTTCCATAGCACAAGGATTACAATAAGACTTTCTCCCATGATGACCTTTATAATCTACAGCAAACTTTTCAAGGGGTAAGATTTCCTCACAATATCTACATCTTCTCTTTTCTTCCTTCTGAAGGAAATGAAGTTCTTCTTTATATGTTTGTTCTTTTTGATACCTTTCCCAAGTTCCTTTATTTTTTTGAAAGTGTTCAATATTACATGGTTTACATTTACCTCTTCTACTACCATTACTATCACCCACCAAAGCGAAATTTTCTATGGGTAATATTTGTTTACACATGTTGCATGTTTTATTTAAAGGCATCTTACTTCTCCCATCTATAAAATATGTGGTCATCTATTCTTGCAGTGCGTGTCTTTGTCACAGCCCAATCAGGATACACACTGACTGCATGGTAATGTGTCGCACCATCAAGCATGTCAACGGTCATACCGTCAAGCACACTGATAGCTACCATCATTGAGTTAGCCCATGCACCATGATCTTTAGGATAGTCCTTCTTGCCATCACAGTACCATGAGAACTGGCACTTGTGTCTTACAGGTAGGTCAGTACCCGAATGTACTACTCCCTGTGTAACGACACTACAGACGTTCTCAGGGTATCTGCTATCATTTACCCTATTGATTACGACCTGTGCCACAGCAATCTGACCTGCTGTAGATTGTGATCTAGCTTCCCAGTATACGTTCATTGCTAGACATACAAGTGCTGTTGTAAGCATATCATTTCCCTTCGTATATTTCTACATTTATAACTTTGTAGTCACCTAGTATTTCTTTAACCTCTAGTTCACTACTGGCATACAAATAAATTGTACGTACATTCTGTGATACACCCGATATGTACTCTACAAAATAATTGTACTTTGTACTTGGCATCCATGCTACCATATCTGTTACTCCTTACAATTATCTATTACGTTATGTTTGTTGTCCTCATACCTGCATCTGTCAGGGTGAAACATTTCTTTGTACGTCTGTACCCAAGGGTCTCCCCACGCTAGGTAGCCTATGATGTAGGGCAGAGGTACAAGCATGAATATTATTACTAGGGTTGCTTTAAAAAACCCCTCGTTGTGGTAAGGTTTCATTTTGGGTAGTCCTGTATCGGATAGTTCAGTATGTTCTTCATGCATTTCTTTTCCTTTTTGTTACCTGTAAATGTAATGTACCTGTGCTTTGCAGAACGAGGTACTCGTTTAGTTCTGTCTCCACTGTGATGTCTTGAATGGTTGCCTTCCTTACCTGCCATGTCTGTACGTGGTCTACTTGTACCTGTAAACATAAAGTTACAGGCTTGGTAGATGTACCCTGTGTGTCCTTCCTTAGTGTCAGCATAGCTTACCACACAC